GCCTGCTCAACAAACTCGCCGCCACTGGCGGCTAACCGAGCGTCCCCACGCACCCCGCCGGCTCGGGGCGGATCGCCAGGCCACATACCTGAACGTGAAGCCCCGACCACCGGCGACCTATTGCAGAGTGCACTGACATGAGCGGATTCATCGCCAGCGGCAAAGCGCCCGCTGGCCACCTCAACACCGATCCCTTCTGGCCCTCCATTGATCTCGACGACGTACGCGGCACCCTGCGCCTCGACGCCAGCGTCACGCCGATCCGGCTGGAGACCGCGGCTATCGCCGCCGCCATCAGCCTCAACCGCGAACTCGCGGATTGGCGCCTGAGCAAACAGGCGGACGGCTACATAACATTGGCCGACGTCCCAGCCGGCAAAATCAAAAACATCTCGGAATACATCCACCTCTACCGCCGCGCCCTCTACGCCGCGACCGGCGCGGAAATCTGCGAACGCTACCGTTCCTACGACACCACCCACAGCGGCCACCAAAACGCCGACGGTCTTACCCCGAGCATTGATGAACTGCGTCGCGACCAACGCTGGGCCGTGCGCGACTTCCTTGGCGTCGGCCGCTCCACCGTGGAGTTGATCTGATGCCCGTCATCGTCCGCACCCAACAAAACGACACCGTTGATGCGCTGTGCTGGCGTCACTACGGCCGCACCGCTGGCGTGACCGAAGCCGTGCTCAAAACCAACCCTGGCCTCGCCGATCACGGCCCGGTTTTGCCCCTGGGCTTAGCGGTACAAATGCCTGAGGCGCAAACAGCCGCGCCGCAGCGGCAAATGGTCAACCTATGGGACTGACCCGTCAATTTGGACACTGGAGAAATACGCATGCCCGAACGTCCCGACACCTGGGCCTGGCTCGAACAGCATTGGCCGACCCTTTATGCCGGTTTATTGGCCCTGATCATAGCTGCCCTTCGGGTCATGTACGGAGGTGGCACATTACGTCGCATGACCATCGAAGCCCCGCTGTGCGGTGCCCTGGCACTAGCCGCCAGCCACGGTCTACCACTGATCGGGATGCCCGCCTCCACTGCGCCCTTTTTCGGAGGTATCATCGGTCTGCTCGGCGTGGAAGGAACCCGCGCAGCAGCCAGGAAATTTTTCACTCGCAAGGAAGCCTCACGATGACCCCATTACGCCACGGCGAACGCTCGCAAGCGGTTCGCCAACTGCAAACCAACCTGAACAATAACGGCGCCCGCCTGATCATAGACGGGCACTACGGCGACGCCACCGAAGCGGCCGTGCGTGCCCATCAACTGAGCGTCGGTCTGGTCGCCGATGGCATCGCCGGCAGCAAAACGCTGGCTGCCCTCGCTGGCGATGACTGCGAGCAGTTGCTGAAACACACCGACCTGGTCAACGCCGCACAACGTCTCGATATGCCGCTGGCGACCGTCTACGCCGTCAACGAAGTCGAATCCAAAGGCAGTGGTTTTCTCGACATTGGCAAGCCGTTGATCCTGTTCGAGCGGCACATCATGTACCGCCAGCTGTCGAAAGTTCGACATGAAAGCGACAACCCCGGCGAACTCAAACGCCGCGCCGATCAACTCGCCGCCGCTCACCCAACCATCGTCAACCCGAAAGCCGGTGGCTACGTCGGCGGTAGTGCCGAACATCAACGGCTGGGAAGCGCCCGAGTGCTTAACGACATTGCCGCTCTGGAATCCGCTTCCTGGGGCGCCTTCCAGATCATGGGCTTTCACTGGAAACGCTTGGGCTATGCCAGCGTGCAAGACTTTGTCGCCGCCATGAGTGCAAACGAGTCACAGCAATTTGGCGCCTTCGTGCGCTTCATCGAAACCGATCCCACCCTGTATAAAGCGCTAAAAACCCGCCAATGGGCCGTGTTCGCCAAGCACTACAACGGGCCGGACTACCAGCGAAACCTGTACGACATCAAACTCCAACGCGCCTATGAACGGCACGCTGAATGCGGCTGCGGGCATAACCGCATCGATGCACCGCGGGCTGCAAGCGTCCCTCAAAAACAGCAGGCCGCCCCATGAACAAACCCGAAAGCCTGCGCGCCCATCTGCTCGCCACCATCCCAGAACTGCAGCACAGCCCCGACCGGCTGCTGATCTTCATCGACAACGGCAAAATCCGCTGCACCGCCGCCGCGAGTCTGTCATTCGAATACAGTTATGACCTACAGATCATCCTCACCGACTTCGCTGGCCACCCCGACAGCGTCATGCTGCCGGTGCTTGGCTGGGTGAGCGTCCACCAGTGCGAGCTGCTGGAGAACTTGAGCAAGGCCTCAGATGGCATCCAGTTCGAAGCCGATATCCTCGACAACAGCAAAGTGGATTTGAGTCTGACCCTGCCTCTGACCGAACGGGTGGTGGTGGGCAAGGACGACCAGGGCAACACCACCATCCGACATCCCGGCGAACCGCAGCGGGCAGCTGACTTCCTTGATCCGAACTGGATACCTGGCGCCCAGGGTACGGGCAGCGAGTGGGGGTTGCCGAAATGACCAACCGCCTGGAAGCGCTGGAAGACTGGTCGGCCGATCTGCTCGGGCAGCTTACGCCGGCATCACGCAACAAATTGGCCCTCAGCCTCGGCCAGGCATTGTGCCGCAGCCAGCAGCAACGAATCATCGCCCAGCGCAATCCGGATGGCAGCAAGTACGCGCCGCGCAGAAAGAGCAATCTGCGCGGCAAACAAGGGAGGGTGAAGCGAAAGGTTCAGATGTTCCAGAAGCTGCGCACAGCGCGCTTTTTAAAGGTTCAAGGTGACGGCAGCGCTATCAGCATTGGTTTCAAAGGCCGAATTGCGCGTATTGCAAGGGTTCATCAGTACGGTTTGAAAGATAAAGCGGAGCGCGGCGCCCCAGACGTGCGCTATGAACGTCGAGAGGTGCTAGGTTTCACTAATGCCGATTTAGACCAAACCCGCGATGGCTTGTTGTTACACCTAACTCAATAGAGTGCATCGTTGCAATTAATGATATTATTGCGCCACCACCAATACCTTCACCATGGATTGTTTAAAAATGAATCAAAGCTTTAACGTTCGAATCTGCATTTTGATGATTGTAGCATTTGGCATACTTTTTTTTGGAGTAGCTATAGCCGGCATATACAACTACACCAGAACTGCGACCTATGCAGCATTTGGGAGTTGCTTTGTATTATTCATAACACTTCTTGATATGAGGCAAGATCGCGTACTTAAGGGATTTTTTTTGATAGGAGCTGGTGTGCTCTATCAAATCGTCTACCCGAAATTCTTCTATATTTTCGTAACCAAATCACTCATGCCGGCTGATGCCATTGACCACTTTGAAATTTTTGGACAAGTCATCTTATTAGCGTGCGCGGGAGCTGGCGGTAGCATTATTGCTATTTATGCAGATAAAACTTCCAGCGACAACGAACTAGCTTTATCGACCAGCCCAACAATAGAAAAACCCGTCATCGAAAAGACAGTAATAGACAACACCCCACACATTAAACAACTAATAGAAAGCACAGCAACCCTAAGCAAAAAAATCAACATCATGATGGCTGCAATAGCTGTAACCATTACCGCAATGGTAGTAACCTTGACAACCTTGTTAACACGATAACGTCACAACACCAAACGGCACCAGCAAATGGTGCCATTTGATCTCACTACCCGAGTCAGGCCCAACTACTGAAGCCTATTTACTTGATCAGCATGTTTTTCTTACGCTCAATCTCCATACATGCGATTGCATTCTTTAAACGTTCTGCTTCCTCCGCAGACGGCTCAGGTAGCGACGAAAGTTTCTCCTCCCACTTACGTTTAATCCCCATCAATGAAACTTCATCCAATCTACTGTGTCTCGCAAGATCATTTACTAGACCGACCAAAGTATCAGGAACATCTTTTCCTTCAGCACATCTTTTAAACAGCCATAGAAAAACATCAACCAACTCCAGGCCGGCACTACTGGTCCCTGGCGTACAGGAAATGGGGACAACTGGCATATGTTTTAGCTTCATCTCAGGCAAGCCTGGGCCACTCACCCACGGTACATCTCTACCATCAGAGTAAAATTTCGCAATATGCTCTTGAGCTTTGTTGAATTCTCCCTGCCGATCCACAACAACTTTAACCGCATCGACTCCATCTTCTTCGATTCTTGCTGCGATCCCATGCATCACAGACTGAAAACCAATTAAATTAGGGGAAATTTGCAGCGCATCTTTTTTTGAAGCTACGTTATAGCCAATTTCTTCTGGATTACTCGCAGCCCATGTAAGCGCATCTATAAAAATCTCTTTCATCCTAGCGTCGGATTCATCCTGAACACGCACTAATAGCTCATTACACACATGAACCAAATTTTCTTGAGCCTCCGCATCATTGACGCACGTCCGTGCCTCCCAAGATTTTCTTAATAGATCCTCATCGAAGTAACCTGCCAAAGTCACTAGAAGCGGATATCTAAGTGGTGTCCAGTAAGCTGTCCAAGGAACTGCTTTATTAACACCCTGATCAAATACTTGATCAAAAAAAGTTATAGCCGCATGATCTTTTTTCGCCACCCTGTAAAAATCAAAACGAAGTCCATTTTTCCGCTTAATTACTTTTAAGGCCTCACAAACCTCCAGCAACCGACCAACGCCCAAATCCGCAGCATGCAATCTTTTAACACCCAACTTATCCCTAAGTTTTTTAACGTGCGGCTCAACGACCGCATCCAAATCCACCGCCGCTGATAAAACCCCATAGTACAAATTAGGTTGATTTCCATCAAACAACTTCAAGCCTGTATGCCCACTTTCATCTACATAATAATACACTTGCATGCTCCTTATTTAGCAAAAATTAAAGACTAAAAAACCAGCAACTCAACCTCTCCGCAAAGAAATTTTACCTGCACAAACAGGCCGAAATGACCATCACCATCCACCCACTAAAAACACTACCACTAGAGGTATAAAAGTACACTAATTACCAGAAACCCCACTCTAAATGTAGCGACAACCACCCAAAAATTACTCTCATGTAGCCTATAACCTTACAAATTGCTCAAGCTGCAAGTCCGTACATCAGATGCCAATACTTGAACCATGAACGACTTAGCCACCCTCGCCCGCCTGATTGAAAACCTCATCCGCTTCGGCACCATCGCCGAACTCCAGATGAAGCCTCCTCGCGTGCGAGTCAAAACCGGCTTACTGACCACCGGCTGGCTACCATGGATTGCCCCACGCGCAGGTGCCGACCGCGAATGGAATCCCCCGACCGTCGATGAACAGGTCATTTTGTTCAGCCCCTCCGGGCAGATGGGCAATGGAATAGTTTTGACCGGCCTGTTCAGTGACCACATTCAGGCCAACGGCGACCGCGAAGGCCTGCACCGCCGAACCTACCGCGACAGAACTGTGATCGAATACGACAGTGTCGCCCACCACCTCAACGCCACGCTGGCTGAAGGCAGCACCATCAAACTGATCAGCACCGGTGGTATCCACATCGTCGGCCCGATCACCCATGAAGGTGATTACACCCAGACTGGCAACCAGACCATCACCGGTAAGGTCACCGTATCGGTGGACGTGATTGCAGCAGACATCAGCCTGGTCAATCACCCACATGGCGGTGTGTTGTCAGGCGGCGCGAAGACGAGCAAACCGGAATGAACCGAGAAACCGGTGCCGCCATCGACCTTGCCGCACACATCACCCAGTCCGTCACCGACATTCTGACCACCCGCCTCGGTACCCGCGTCATGCGCCGCGAGTACGGCAGCTTGCTACCCGAACTCGTGGACCAGCCGTTCAACGACTTCATCCGCTTGCAAGCCTACGCCGCCACCGTCATGGCGCTGATGCGCTGGGAACCGCGCATCAGCCTCAGTCGCGTGCAATTACTCGGTGCCACGTTGGCAGGCCAATCAACGCTGGATCTTGAGGGCAGCATCGTCGATACCAACGAGCCATTGAGCCTGAGCGTTCCTCTTCGTTTGGGAGGCAGCACATGAATACCTTCGTCGCCATTGACCTGAGCCAACTGCCTGCACCGCAGGTCGTCGAACAGATTGATTACGAGCAGATCCTTGCCGAGCGCAAGGCGCATGCCATCAGCCTCTGGCCGTCCGACGAACAGGCGGAAATCGCATCACGCCTGAACATGGAATCCGAACCGCTGACCAAACTCCTCGAGGAGAACGCCTACCGCGAGATGATCTGGCGCCAGCGCGTCAATGAGGCATCAGTAGCGAACATGCTCGCCCTGGCCAAGGGCGCCGACCTGGAGAACCTGGCCGCCAACTACAACGTCAGGCGCTTGGTCATTCAAGTCGCCAACCCTTCAGCCATACCACCCATTCCAAAGCTGATGGAAAGCGACGACAGCCTGCGCGAACGTGCGCAGATGGCCTGGGAAGGTCTCAGCACCGCGGGCCCGCGCAACAGCTACATATTCCACGCACGTTCCGCCGACGGTCGTGTGGCCGACGCCACAGCTGAAAGTCCTAATCCATCAGAAGCGGTCATCACCGTGCAATCGGCACTGGGCAATGGCAGCGCCTCGGCGGATCTGCTGGCCGCCGTTAAAGCCTACCTCAGCGACGATGACCGCCGCCCATTAGGCGACCGCCTGAAGGTTCAAGGGGCGCAAATCATCAATTACGAAATCAGCGCCGAACTCTACCTGCTGACATCGGGGCCGGAGTCGGAGCTGATCCTGAAAGCGGCCAAAGAACGGCTGCTGAAATTTGTGCATCAACGCCGTCGGCTGGGGCTGGAG